TGAGGTGACGTGGTGGATTCCGGGCGAGGGGTTTCGGCTGCCTTGGGAGCCGTGATGAGGGCGGGGGTTTGTCGGGTTGGGGCGCAGCGGGGCTCCTGGCGGGGGTTGTGGGGCGGACGGTGGGCGGGGGTACGGGTGGGCCGATGGGTTGGCCTAGGGGGGACGGTAGGGGTAGATGGCGGGGGGACGAGGGTTGTGGGCAGGGGCAGCAGGGGTGGCTGGATGGAGGTGGGTGATGGGGCGTGAGGGCGGGGGTTTTGGGGAGGCGGGGCAGCGGCAGATCATTCACTCGGATGCGCGGGAGGAGATTGGGCGGGTGCTGCAGACGGTGGGGTGGATGATGGCGTTTGGGTGCGCGATCGTGGGCCTGCTGTTCGTGGACGCGCTGGTGTGGGGGCCGCTGCTGGGGGTGGCGCTGGGGGCGGTGGGGTTGGTGTGGGTGTTCTATCGCAAGGTGCTGCCGTGGGCATATTGGCAGGGGGTGCGAGGGGCGCATTGGACGACGCTGGGGGCGCTGCTAGTGGCGCTGGTGGCGTGGGGGATGGCGGGGTACGAGGTGCTGTCCCAGGCCTGGCCGCCGTGGCGGTTGGGGTGGCCGCTGTGGGCGCTGGTGAGCTGGGAGGCGCTGTCGCTGGTGATAAAGGGGGCGCTGGTTTGGGGGGTGTGGGGGATGTGGTGCGAGTTGGTGGACCCGAACGGGCCGACGGCGCCCAGGGAGGCGGTGGCGAGGGACAAGGTGATTCTGCCGTGGGACAAGGAGACGCGGGGCGGGCAGGTGGTGGAGCCGGCGGAGAGGGGCGGGGAGCGGGTGGTGTACTTGCCGACGATTCTGGTGGAGCGGACGGGGAACGGGCGGAAGCGGAGCCAGGACCGGGCATTGCTGCGGGCGCCGGCGGCGAGGCCGGAGGGATTGTACCAGTTTTGCGCGGCGCTGGCCAGCGAACGGGCGTTTCCGAGTTGGGAGGGGGGGATGAGCGGGCCGGGGGCACAGCAGTATGGGTACAGCGAGGCCGAGTTTGAGGATTGGCGCGAGGAGGCGGTGCGGGCGTGGCTGTTGGCGGCGCGGCCGGGGCGGAATCAGGGATACGAGTTGACGGAGCGGGGGGCGTTTCAGTTTGGGCGGATTGGGGAGCGCGGGCTGCGGGAGGCGGCGTTTGTGTTGGGATCGGGGGCGTGACCCCCCACTCCCCTGCCGTCCGTCCCGCGTCTGTGGGGGGTGTGTGGGGGACGGACGGACGACGGACGGACGGTATTCGGGGGAGTGCGGGATAGAGGAGGCGGGGAAAATGGCTTTGGACGTGTATTTTCGGGAGGATGTGCAGAATATTCTGTGGGCGACGCTGGCGGCGAGCGAGGGGTCGGCGGCGCTGACGGAGAGGAATGCGCTGACGGAGGCGTACCGGCGGGGGTTTGAGGACGCGCTGCGGGCGGTGGCTTTGGGGTTTGGGTTGGGGGGGCCTTTGCCTTCCCTGCGGCTCTCCCCTGACGCTGCGCTGGGGGGAGGGGAATGATTCGGCGGCCTGCGCTGAGGTACCACGGGGGCAAGTGGCGGCTCGCGAGGTGGGTGATGTCGCATTTCCCGCCTCACGTGTGCTATGTGGAGCCGTTCGGCGGGGCGATGAGTGTGTTGCTGCGCAAGGCGCCATCGCGTCTGGAGGTGTACAATGACCTCGATGGCGAGGTGGTACTGTTTTTCCAGGTTTTGAGGGAGCGCACAGAGGAGCTGGTCGAGGCAATCACGTGGACACCATTCTCACGGGCGGAACTGGATCTGGCATACGAGATCGCAGAGGACGACCTGGAACGGGCGAGGCGGTTTTACGTGCGGGCGTGGCAGGGGCGGGGTGGGCCTCGGGCTATGTGGCGGACGGGATGGCGGTACCAAAAGACGAACGCCCGCGGCAAGCGGGCGCTGGACGATTTCAACGACACGACGCACCTGTGGGCCATCGCTCGGAGGCTCAAGGAGGTGCAGATCGAGTGTGTCGACGCGCTGCGGGTGCTGCGGGCGTTCGATGCGCCCAGTACGCTATTCTATGTCGATCCGCCGTACGTGTGGGCCTCGCGCAGCGAGCGGTGGGCGGGGCACGCATACGAGCACGACATGGACGACAGCGCGCATCGGGCGTTGGCCGAGGCGCTGCACCAGGTGGAGGGGGCGGTGCTGTTGAGCGGTTACCCGTCGGCGCTGTACGACGAGTTGTATGGGGACTGGGACCGGGTGAGCAAGGAGGCGAAAACGGACCAGAATACGACTGCGATGGAGGTGCTGTGGATCTCGCCGGTGGCGCAGAGGGCGCGGATGCCGTTGTTGGCATTTTGTGAGGAGGTAGGGTAGTGGGGATTGGCAAGCAGGTGTGGCTCGAGGAAATATGGTTCGTCGATCGGCCTATGGCATACTATGACCAGCGCTTTTCGGATTTGAGCCGGACGGCCAAGTGGTATCTGTATGGGGCGGAGCAGATCCGGGATGCGATGGCGTACTTGGTCGAAACGTCAAGGTGGCCAGTGGAGCGGGCGCGGGGGGTGTGGCCGGTGTGCCAGGCGGGAGTGTGGGCGATTTGGAGCGATGGGACAAGGGCGAGGTTGGAGTTGTGAGGAGAGATTCCTCGAAAGACTCGGAATGACGATCTCCTGGAGGAGAGGTTCCTTCTTTCGGGTACGCTCAGGACATGCGAAAGACTCGGAATGACGGGGTTGGGGGGGCGGAATGACGGGTTTTGGATAGTGTCCACTTGACAGGAACATGAGGATCATGGTAGGATGGGGATGATGGGCGAGTATGAGGGGCCTAGGTTGATCGAGTTGATGGTTGCTGCGCTGCACAAGCAGGCGGCGCTTTTGGCGTTGTTGTCTGGTCCGGCGACGATTACGCTGCACGTGAATGCGGAGAATGTGCAGCGGCCGGTGATTGTGGAAATCCGTTGCAAGGTGTAGGGCGGCGGTAGAGATTCCTCGAGGGACTCGGAATGACGATCGTCGGGGAATGACGATCGGGTGGGGCCGGGGGTAGTCGAATAGCTCGGCGTGGCCTGTGATGGGAGCGCTGTTCTCCAATTGGAGAGCGGCGCTTGTTTGTTTGTGGTGGCCTTGGGCAATAGAGGACGTGTGTGTGGATATTATCAAACTGGTTGCCGAGGTGGGGGGGACGTTGGGGTTGGCGGTGTTTGCGATCTGGATGCTGCGGGACCAGATGCAGCGGCGGGTTGATGACCAGAAGGCGCGGACGGCAGAAGAAAAGACGCGCATCGAGGAGGAACGGACGGCTCGCGCGGTGGAACGGGTGGAGCTGGTGCGGGTGATCGAGCGGAACTCTGAGCTGTGGGAGCGGGCGACGTCGACGATGGTAGAGATATGCGCGGTGGTGACGATCGTGAGCACGTCGGTGAGGTCGAACGAGGAGAGTGTGCAGTCGATCCGGGAGATGCTGGCGGCCAGGCCGTGCATTCTGAGAGATGGATCGGTCCTCCCTTACGATTTGAGCAGTGGCCCTGAGAGCAGGGTCCGAGAGGCCGGGACTTCCCCCCCCCCCGCGTCCTCCTCGGACTCTGCTCCTAGGGGGGCTCGGGCGTGAATGGGGACGTGGGAGAGATTCCTCGAGGGACTCGGAATGACGGGCTTGGGGGACTCGGGATGACGAGTGTGGTGGCATTGCCGGGTATGGAGGCGATGGTGACGCCGGATCCGTTGGCGGAGGCGCAGCTACGGAGCGCGGAGGCGCGGCGGATATTCGAGGTGGAAGAGGGGTACGCGCCTTGGATGGAGGATTACTGGCGGCTGATCGGCGAGGGGTGGCCGTGGCGGCAGGCGGTGTACATGCTGTGGGCGGGTTTGCCGGCGGCGCGGCGACGGCCTCGGACGCAGGGCGAGCTGGCGGTGGAGATGCTGGGTCTGACGTCGGACCGGAGGATCTGCGAGTGGAAGGACAATCCGGCGATGGACGCAGAGATCGCCAAGCTGTCGGCGTCGATTCTGAGCAAGCGAAGGGCGGCGATCTATGACGCGTTGGCGGAGAGCGCGTCGAATCCGAGCCCGAGGGCGAATTCGGACCGGCGGTTGGCGTTGGAGATGATGGGGGATTACAGTCCAAAGGTGGGGGTGACAGTGGTGCCGGGGGCTGTGGCGGAGGATTTGGACGAGTTGAGCGCTGAGGAGTTGCGGGCGCTAGAGTTGGGGCCGGGGGGAGATTCCTCGAGGGACTCGGAATGACGGGCTCTCTGGTTGGAATGACGGGCTAGGGGCGGAATGAGCGAGGAGCTGCGGGAGAGGGCGCGACGGGAGCGGGTGCGGCGAGCGCTGGCCAGGAAGGTGTACGGCGACTATGCGCGGTATGTGTGGCCGGGCTGGGTGGACGCAGCGCACCATGGCCTGTTGGCCGAGTACCTGCAGGAGGTGGAGCGGTACATTGCGTCGGGCGGCAAGGAGGGGATTGGGCGGCTGTTGATTTTTATGCCTCCCCGGCACGGCAAGAGTTTGAACGCGAGCGTGCTGTTCCCGACTTGGTTTTTGGGACGGAATCCGGACAAGCGGGTGATCATTGCCTCCTACAACGCGAGCCTGGCGATGGGGTTTTCGCGGGAGGCGCGGAACCTGATGCAGGGGATCCGGTACCGGGCGGTGTTTGGCGACAAGAGCGGTAGGGCGGACGAGATCCGAATTGCGGACGACAGCCGAAGCGTGGAGGCGTGGAATCTGCACGGGCACAAGGGGGGCGTGGTGGCGGCGGGGGTGGGCGGCGGGATTACGGGCAAGGGCGCGCACCTGTTCGTCATCGACGACCCGCATAAAGACCGGGCGGACGTGGAGAGCAAGACGCGGCGAGACGCGGTGTGGAATTGGTGGACGTCGACGGCGTACACGCGGTTAGAAAACGGGGCGGCGGTGATCGGGATGCTGACCCGGTGGCACGGCGATGATTGGTCGGGGCGGTTGATCCAGGCGATGGTGGACGAGAGCGCGGAATTGACGGACCGGTGGAAGATCCTGTGTCTGCCGGGGATCGCCGAGGAGTGGGCGGAGGAGATCGAGCGCGAGCGGGTGATCGAGTCGGCCAAGAGCGGGTGGTTCATGAGTGTGGACCCGCTGGGGCGCCTGCCGGGCGAGGCGCTGTGGCCGGAAAAGTACGACGCCGAGGCGCTGGCCACGATTCGGGCGAACATTGGGGGGTACGACTGGGACGCGCTGTACCAGCAGCGGCCACGGCGGATCGAGGGGGCGCTGATCAAGGCGCATCTGATCGAGGTGGTGGACCAGCTGCCCGAGGGGCTCAAGATGGTGCGCTATTGGGATTTGGCGGTGAGCGGCAGGGCGCGGGCGGACTATATCGTCGGCGCCAAGGGGGGGCGGCAAGATGGTCGCCTGTACCTGGCCGACATCCGGCGCATTCCCGGACCGTGGGCGGACGCGCGGCCCAAGATGAAACGGGTGATGCTGGCTGACGGGGCCGAGGTCGAGCAGGGGATCGAGGTCAGCGGGCAGCAGGGGGGCTATTACCAGGAGCTGCAGCGTGACGAGGACCTGCAGGGGGTGACACTCCGGGCGGTCAATCCGCAACAGATTGGCAACAAGGAGGTCCGCGCGAACTTGTGGGCGAGCCGGATCGAGGACGGGCTGGTGCATATGCTCAAGGCGGGGTGGAATGACGAGTTTGTGGCCGAGTGTTTGGCTTTTCCACGCGGGGCGCACGACGACCAGGTGGACGGGGTGAGCGGGATCAACCAGATGCTGCCAGGGTCGATGCGGATGAGCGATGTACCGCAGGCGGCGAACGTGGCGAGCCGGTGGGACCCGTTCGCAGAGATGGGGATGCCGGGCGAGCGAGACCTGGCGACCGTGAGTGGGAGACCGAGTGGGAGACCGAGTAGATGGCGAATCTGAGACCGGACCTCGGCGAGCGCGGAAGCACGGGCCTGATGCGGTTCTCGGGCCAGGTGATGGAAGCGTACATCTCGAAATTGCACTGGCCGAGCGCGTACGCGATCTATGACGTGATGCGGCGGCGCGATCCGACTGTGGGGGCGATGGAGCACGCGCTGATCCTGCTGGCCAGGACGGCGAGCTGGTACGTGGAGGTGGGCGGGCAGCGGACGGCGGACGACGAGCGGGCGGCCGAGTTTGTGGAGCAGTGCATCGGCGATATGAGCCACACGATCGAGGACGCGATCGAGGACGCGTTGGGCTGCGTCCTGCTGGGGTGGAGCTGGCACGAGCTTTGCTATAAGCGGCGCCAGGGCGCACGGGGAAAGATCGCGAGCCAGTACAACGATGGGCTGGTCGGGTGGCGCAAGTGGGCGCCCAGACGGCAGTCGTCGTACAGCCATTGGGAGTTTGACAGCGCGGGCGGCGTGGAGGCGATGGTGCAGCGGGCGGCGCCGACGTACGACGAGGTTTCGCTGCCGATCGGCAAGGCGCTGCATTTTCGCGGTCGACGGGATGGGAACAGCCCAGAGGGCAAGGCGCTGTTGGAGAACCTGTACGAGCCGTGGTATTTTCTGAAGAATCTGCACGTCATCTCGGGCATTGGCTGGCAGCGGACGTTTGTGGGACTGCCGGTATTCGAGTTTGAGGAAAAGCCGGACGCTGACGACGTGGCGGCGGTCCAGGAGACGGGCGAGGCGCTGGCGGTCGACGAAAAACAGTACGTCAGTGTGCCCAAGGGGATCAAGTTCCGGCTGGAGGCGGCGGCCAACTCGGGCGCGGCGGCCCTGCTGGAGCAGATGAAGTACGAGCGGCGGATGATGTTCCAGACGCTGCTCGCCGATTTCCTGGATCTGGGCACGGGGCAGACGGGGTCCTGGGCGTTGGGGTCGGACAAGAGCCAGCTTTTCCTGATGGCGGTGGATGGGATTCTGGACCGGATGGCGAGCGTGATCAACCGGTTCGGGGTGAGCCGACTGATGGAATACAACCGGCTCGCGTTCCCGGGGATGACCGGGCAGCCGCAATTGGCACACAAGAAGGTGGAAAAGCCGGGGATGGGACAGCTCGGGGCGTGGCTGCAGCAGGTGGGGCAGCTCCTCAACTGGACCGAGGAGGACGAGACCTGGCTGCGGCATCGGGCAGGGATGCCGACGGCGACGGTGGGCACGGGGCCACAGTTGAGCGAGCCCTCCCCCCAGCAAAGCGGGTCGGGGGGAGGGGCCAGAGTGCGCGAATTGGCTCGGGGACGGCTCGACGAGGTGGACCAGGCCGAGCAGGAGCTGGTCGAGGCGATTGAGGACATCCTGGACGAGCAGCAGGAGCGGGTGGTCAAGCGCGCGCAGCAGGACGAGGACATTGCCCTCGACGACCTGTTCTGGGCGACCGAGGCCCAGGTCCTGACGGCGGGGTTCATCCCGGCGCTGGTCGGCGCGCTGATGCTCCTGGGCGGGGCGCGGGCGGATGCGCTTGATTTCGATTGGGCGGACGCCAACGCCGAGGCGCTGGCCTGGGTGCGCGAGTACACGTTCGAGCTGGTCGGGAATCTAAACGCAACGAGTCGGGAGACTCTGCGACAGGCAATGACTACGTGGATCGAAACGGGCGGCGACGTGGAGGATTTGCGCAAGATGCTGGCGCCGACCTTTGGGGCCAAACGGGCGCAGCGGATCGCGGCCTCGGAGGCGACGCGGGCCAACGCTGAGGGCGCGGCGCTGATCGGCGGCGAGCTGGGCATCGTGTACGCCTACAAGCCGCCGACGCGGACCAACTGCCGGTGCTGGGTGGTGGAGCGACAGTTGCCGGACGGGAGCTGGGTCGGGGTGTGGCAGACGGCGCGAGACGAGCGGGTGAGCCGGAAACCATTGGAGACGCCGTGGGGAGTGGTGGACGGGGACGCGGCGCTGCAGGGGGTGATCGTGTCTGAGGGAGAGCACCTCGGGCGGCGATTTGACGAGGTGCGGCGGGAGGTGGCAACGTGAGAGATTCCTCGAGGGACTCGGAATGACGGATATGGGGGCCTCGGAATGACGGGTTCCTGGTTGGGAGTGATGCCGTGACGCTCGACGTCGGGATCCGGGTGGAGGGGCTGGACGAGGCGGTGCGGTTGCTGGCCCGGGTGCCCTCGGCGCTGGACTCTAAAATGGGCCGGGCCATGAGGGAGATCCTGGGGCTGTACGCGGGGGACCTGGCCGAGTACCCGAGCGCGATTCCGGGAACGCGATACCGACGGACGGGATTGCTGGGGCAGAGGTGGGCGGCGGCGACGCGACAGGTGTGGCAGCGCGGCCCGAACCGCCTGCAGGCGCGGATGCGCAATACGCGGCCGGGGGTGGTGTACGTGCAGAGCGATGAGCACCAGGCGGATGTGCATCGCGGGCGGTGGCGGACGGCGGAGCGGGTGGTAGAATCGCGGCGAGGCGAGGTGGAGAACTTGGTGCGGGCGGCGGGGCAGGCGGCGGTGGAGGGACGATGAGCGAGCGTTGTGATTTTCTCTTTGTGGAGCTGGCAGAGGGCAAGCCGGTCGAGATTCTGCGCACGGGTGAGTTTGTGGACATGAACGGGCAGGATGTAGTGATCGGCGACGAGGACCTCGACCAGTTTGTGGCCAATTTCGAGACGGGCGCGGCAGAGATCGAGATCCCGGTCGACGTGGACCACCAGCACGCGGAGGCGGTGGGCTGGGTGCGGCGGATCTGGCGCGAGGGGCAGCGGCTGCTGGCCAGCGTCGAGTGGAACGAGATCGGGAAACAGTTGGTCGGCGACAAGGTGTACCGCTACATTTCGGCGACGATCAACCTGGACGGCAAATTCATCCGCGCGATCACGCTGACGAACTGGCCGGCGGTCAGCGGGTTGGCGGCGGTGGAATTGAGCGAGGGGGCGAGGACGTACGGGCGGTCCGAGGGGCTGATGGATCGGTTGCGGGACGCGCTCGATGCTGCTCGGAACGCGTGGGTTAGGCTATCGGCTGTACGTGCGCAGCAAGCGGCTTTGGCCGACGGCATACCGGGCTCGGTGCGCATCAGCGAATACCTGCAGGCCCGGATCCACAAATCGTTTACCAGCATCGCCGACGAGATGGCAGCCAGCGGACTGCTGACCGTCGACGAGCGCAAGCAGTTGAGCGCGGCAATCGGTGCTGCGCTGGAAGTGTTTTCCACCGAGGCAGGCGAGGCCGGGGAGCGGATTATCGAGGTGCCCCGTCCTGAACTGTATTACTATCGTAGCGCCGGGCCAGGCCCGGCAGAGGAGGCAGAAATGACGGACAAGCTGACTCCCGAGGAGCGGGCCGAGATGGAGGCCCAGCTTCGCGAGGAACTGGAGACGGAAGCGCAGCGGGAAGCCGAACTGCGCAAGCAAGTGCGCGCCGAACTGCGACCACAGATCGAGGCCGAGCTGAGGGCGCGAATGGAGCGGCGCCAGGGGCTGGTCGAGTTTGCCGAGCAGGTGTGCGGCGGCGAGGCCGGACTGAGCGCGTCGCCGGAGGACGTGGTCAAGGCGCTGGAGAACCTGGACGACGAGCAGCTCGTCGAGGTTAAGGGCTTGCTGGAGAGCAAGGTCGTCGATTTCAGCGAGCACGGCAGCCAGCGCGAGGGCGCGGCGGGGACGGCAGCGGTGCCGGACGAGTACCGGCCCAGCCTGCGTCGCTGGGTGGAAGCGGGGCAGCCGCTGGACGAGTATTTCCAGTTGGTGGCCCCCGAGTTGGACCCGAAGAGCCTGGACCTGAGCGAGTACGTCCAGGACGAGTAGCGCTGACCCCGTTGGGACGGGCAGCATAAAAGAGCCAGGAGGAAACGATGGCGAACTTGAGCGCTGATGCCCCACTCCGGATTCGGGGTGAGGCACATACCGTGAAATTCCCTTGCGACAACGCTTCGGCGGTGACGATCTACAAGGGACACCCGATTCTGATCAACCAGTCGGTGGATACCACGCATGTCACCGATTGGGACGACGGCAGCGGCGAGGGGATCGTGGCCGCGGACGACATATTCATGGGCATCGCCGCGAGCGGCAAGTCGGTGAAAACCACCGACCTGGAGACGGGCGAACAGAGCTATCTCGAGGTGTACGTCGGGCCGACGATCGTGGGTTTCAAGAGCACGGTGTACACGCTCGCGAACCTGGGCGACACGGTGTACATGTCGGACAGCGGCACGCTGAGCTCAACCGCAGCGGACAACCCACAGATCGGCAAGTTGGTCGACGTGCGAGACGGATACTGTTTCGTCGAGCTGACCGCGCCGCAGGTCTGCACGGGGGCATAGCCTAGCGGCTGGAAAACCGGCTAAGGCCGGTTCTGTGAGGGAGGGGTAGAGGAGACTTGAAATGCCAGTTGGAGCAGCAGTACCCAAACACTTGGAAAAAGACGCGATCACCGGGTTTCTGGTGAGTTTGCGCGAGAACGCGCAAAAGTTTGCGTGGCCTCGCCTGGCCAGCGTGCACAACATGGACGCCAAGACGGTGGACATGGTCGATCTGGGCGCTACGCCGATGCCGGCCGAGTCGGTCGGTGGGTTCAGTGCGCAGGATTTTATCGAAAAGACCCAGGAGGTCCGACCGACCGACTGGGACCTGACGGTGTGGCTGAGCTATAACGCGATGAAGGACGACCAGACCGGGAACCTGATCCGCAGGGGCCGGGCCGCCGGGCGCAACTTTCAGCGGCACATCAACAAGCGGGTGTTCGAGGTCCTGAACGCAGGCGATGGGACGACCTATAGCCTGTGCTATGACGGACACGAGTTTTTTGACAGCGACCACGTCGACAAGGGCGGCGAGTACCAGACCGCGCAGGACAATGAGAACGCGCTGGATCTGTCGCTGAGCAATTTCAACACTGTATGGAGCGCGGCGCAGCTGTTTCGCGATGATCAGGGGACGTACACCGAGTACGACTATGACTGCCTGATCTGCGCGCCGGCGCTGTACAGCGTCGCGTACAACGTCGCCAAGAACCGGATGGCCTATGATACGGCCAACCGCGAGGACAACCCGTTTGCTGAAAAGCTGACCGCGCCAATCATCACCTCCCCCTACCTCGACGCGTCGGCCTGGTACCTGGCCGCCTCCAGCGAGGACATCAAGCCCTTGATCGTGGCTATGCGCGAGCAGCCCAACTTGCAGTCGACCTGGTTTGACCCGAATGCGACGGACGGCGGGCGGTACTATTTCAAGTTCTATGCCCGGTACGAAGTGTTCTACGGGGACTGGCGCCTGATCAGCCAGGGCAACACCTAGGCCGAGACCTCGGCCTGGTGTGTCTGGGATGAGGTCTCGGCCTGGCGCTTCCGGGCCGAGACCCTGAAACGAATAGTTTTGGAGGAACGATGAAACTTTCGACTTCTGACAAGCAGTGGATCGGCTGGCTGATCACGGTGCTGCTGATCGTCGCCTCGACGTGGATCGGGATCGAGCTGCCGGACCTGCCGCCTGTGCCGATATTTGAGGAGCAGGCGCTGACCGGGGGCACGACCAACCTGTACAGTCTCGAGTTGGCCGATGACCTGACGGTGACGGATGACGTGGACATCGACGGCGACATCGACGTCGATGGCACGGCCAATCTCGACGTGGTGGACATTGACGGCGATGTCGATCTGGGCAACAACATCATCACCAACATCGGCGCGGCGGGGACCGACTTTGTGGCCAGCACCGGCGCGTTGAACCTGGCCGGTGAGCTGGACATGGCCGGATTGCTGCAATTGTCTTTTGCCGACCTGGCGATCAGCGATGGAGATACGATCACGCCGACCTACACCGTGTACGCGCTGGATACCAGCGGCGCGGTGACGATCACCCTGGCGGCCAGTGCGGACGAGGGGCAGTTGCTGATTCTGATCAACGACGACGCCAATGCGGCGATCATCGCCGACACGAACCTGCGGTCCAGCGATGGGAACGCGATCACGCTGGCCGGGGCCTATGACGCGGTGCTGCTCATCTACCAGGACAGCGAGTGGCTGGAGCTGCTGTCGATCGCGGGTAGCTGATCCGATTGGGGTACCCAGAGCCTGTCGGGGATCCAGAATTGAATCCCCGGCTTCTGGGGACCCCAATCCGGAATGACCCCCCGCTCTCGGGGAGTAGAATAGAGGTCTCATGGCTAGATCAGGACAAGTCACAGTCACCACCGCTGGAACCGCTGTGCAAGGCACCGACACGATCGCCAGTCTGGTCGCCCTCAAGGCCCACCCCGACAACACCGATGCGGTGTGGGTGGGCAACGACGACGCCGGCGACGTGACCAACGCCAACGGTTTCCCCCTCGAACCCGGGGAGACGATCATCCTCCAGGTCGGCAACGTCAACGAACTCTGGTTTGACGCGGACGTCAACGGCGAGAAAATCGCCTGGCTCAAGCTGGACTAGAAGGAGAGTCCCATGCTCGCACTCCCCGCCATCCTGGTTCAACAGGCCGTGCTCGGCACGCCCATATCCTACCTGATCCGTGCCGACTTTACCGACACCCGCGCTGCCGGGTCTGTGAATGGGACGGCGGCCACGCCTGGGCCTGGGACGCGGGTGGTGGTGGATACGGATGGAGATGGAGTCAGCGTAGGCAGTGGGGCATTGAACTTTGCCAATCCAAACACCGGATTTGGGGATCCCGGCTTTTGGTTGACCGACAACGACGGCAACGGAATAGCGCGAGCCAACGGGCGCGTATTGCTTCACAAGCTCACCGTTGCTCACGCCACTAATCGCCTAGACTGGGGCTGGGACAGTACCATAGGTGATGAGCTGAGTAGCTACGTCCGAGTGTGGGTCTCAGGGGCGAATCTATACTTCAGAGCAGGCGTCAATGTGATTGTTGACTCGTACTCCGCGAGTGACGAACTCGCGACCGCTCTCGTAGCACGAGCGGCGGGCATATACTTGTTTGCCAAAGGTACTGCGTACTCTACCTGGACACTTCTCTATATTTGTGGCGAAGGTTCCACTTCCCCGATGTTCCCCGCTGTCCTAACCTACAGTGCAGACGACTGGGACATCGACTTTATCCGCGTCCCTGCCGCTCTTTGGAACCCTCCCCTGCTGGCCTATGACACCTTCACCCGTTCCAACTCCGACAGTCTCGGCAGCACCGAGACAGCGGGGCCGGAATCGCAGGTAGTACCCGCCAGGACGTGGGTCGCCATCGGCGGCGACCTTGACATCGTGGGCAACGCGATCCAAGGGGGAGATGCGCAGAGTGAAATAGTTGACAACCCCGGGATGGAAACCTGGAACGGCGCCAACGATGTAGCAAACTGGGCCGGTATTCGGATCACAGAGAACGACGAGACCGTCGATGTCAACGGCGGCTCACACGCGCTCGACCTACAAGTCGATGGCGGAGAAAGCAACGGATATGTCATGCAGAATGTAGCCGTGGAGACCGGCAAGCTCTATCGCTGCGTCGGCCACGCCAAGAACGTAGACGCCACCAACTTGAGCATCTATGTCTATGACGTAGAAGGCGCGGCATCCTACTATCTGGCGCAAACCGTCACCCCCCCAGCATGGACCGAATACGATATACTGTTCGCCGCCCCTGACGCCACCCTACGCATGGTGCTCCAGGCCACCGGCGGCGGCGGAAACGTCCTATTCGACGACATTTCACTTTTCGAAATGCACGCCGACTACATAGACGTATCCGAGGCCGACGTGCAGCTTGTCGCCAACGTCACCACGCCAGCAAGCGGGGCTCATCCATTCGGCCTGATTCTGCGGCGCGATGGAGCAACGCAATGGTTGGTGGAGATCACCCCCGGCACGGCGGGTACAGACCTCCAGTTGATCGAACTGAACAACGGCGATCCCACATCCAGGGCCACAGCAGACATAGACTGGACAGCGGATACCAGCTACGAGATTCAGGTTTCGTGCAACGGCACAACGATCAATGTTTGGGTCGACGGGTCCCTAGAGTTGACCTACTCGTCGGCCTCGGTCGGCCAAGCCAATACCCAATTCGGTTGGTTTGACTCGGTAGACGGTAATTCCAGCCTGCTCGACATCCAGATCATGCATAAAGACGGCGTCTACGAGCGACTGAGCCGCTACGCATCATAGGAGCGACCACAATGAGAACATTCTGGTTTTTCACAACCAGCGACGGAAACGCCCCACACTTTCCCCCGGGTGTCGTCCCCCGTCGCGTATCCCGAGTAGCCCCTATCCGCCGGCTCGAACCTACAGCCGGCCACGCCCACCTGTGGGCCGGCATCGCTCGCCCCGATGCGCGCCTCTCTGGAGAGGGCGCCCTACACTTTCACGATGTGATTTTCTACGCCGGCAACTGGCACACACTCACTACCGGCGCCACGCCCCACAGCCACGGGATCCCAGAAACACCCACCTGGTGGCTTGTCTGCGCCGCCTTGCGCGACGTCGACGTCGCCGCCTGCGCCGCTGATCCGCAAATGTTCAACATCGGCGAGATCGTCGACGGCGATCTCGCCCCCGACACCTGGTCACCCGCCACGCTCGAGACCTGGCAGAACCGCATCGAGGCCGCGCTATACCTCACCTTGCCCGACGTCGTCAACAGCCCGCCCCGCTTTGTGGTGTGGCTGCTCAACGTCCTGGGCCTGCAGACGACCAGCGAAAGAGCCTACAGGTGCCCCACCGACTAGACGGAGGATAGCATGGCCAGCAGCGCAACTCTAACCACCCTGCAGTTCGCGACATAGGAGACTCGATGGCTATCGGTGACAACAGCTACGGTTCCGTCGCAGAGGTCGAGGCGCTGACCACGGCCTACACGACCGACGGCAACTATACCACCGGGACGCGGCCCACCCAGTCCCAGGTTGAAACGTTCATCGACCGCATCTCGGCCATCCTGAACGTGATCCTGGCCGGGCTGGGGTTCGAGATCCCGATCGCGCAGGCCGACGTGGTCCTGATGCTGGCCGAGTTTGTCACCGACCACGCGGCCTACCTGTGCCATGGGACCAACCGCGCCGGGCCGTACGCGCCGGGCAGCGAGCAGCTGCGGGGTCGCTCGCCGTTCGAGATCATCCGCAAGGAGGCGGAGGCCTTTTTGGAAAAGCACGCCTCGGGACTGGCCGCGCTGGGCGCGACGCGCGACCGGGCGCTGAGCTATGGCCTGGGGTGCAGGACGGAGACGGACAGCGGCACGACCCTCGAGCCGCCCTTTCAGCGGACGATGCTGGGGGATGAGATCGCGGATTGGGATGCAGGGTAGGAGGGATCGATGGGTCTCGATTTGGGCAACGGGGGATTCGGGTACGGTTTTCGGGCCGTGGACGACATCGGCGAGCTGTGGGTGGCCAACGACTGGATGCCGTGGTGGAGCGGCGACGACCGCCCAGAGTACAAGGACGCGTCGGTGCAGATCGACGCGCGCCGCGTCCGCTCGGGCCAGCACGCACAGCAGTGGTTCAACAACTGGCGGGCGCACACGGCGGGCATTTACCAGCGGGTTGAGGGGGTGCCGGTTGGCGCCGAGGTCTGGTTTGAGGCCTGGGTGCAGTGCTGGTCCTCGGGGCAGAAGGACCCGCGCCACTCGGACGGGCGCTATCGCATGCGGATCGGGATCGATCCCTATGGCGGCATCGATCCGGAGAGCACGGACGTGGTGTGGTCCGGCGGCGGCGACGCGGTGCAGCCCTACGACGCCTACGAGCGGCTGGAGGTGCACTGTCCGGCGCGGTCAGACCGGGTAACGGTGTTTGTGTGGGGCCAGGCCGAGTGGGCGCTCCGGAACAACAACGCCTACGTCGACGACTGTCGCCTGTGGGTTGAGGGGGGTTCGGGGCCGGGGCCGACGCCGCCCCCTACACCGGACGACCGAGTCGAGGCGCTGATCGTCGCCCTGAACATGATCGCCGTGGAGTTGGGCACGCTGGCCGGGAATCTGACGATGGTCCTCGAGTCGCTGCCGGAGACGGGCGAATGAGCTATGCTGCGATCGAGGCCGCCGCGCAGATTCTGCTGCAGGCGCTGGACCGGTTCGACAACGCGGACGTCACGCGCGGCGACTGGCGCGTGCTGGACCGGGGCGACGCGCCCTATGCGGTGCTCTATCCCGGGCCGTTCGAGACGGGCGAGGACGGCGACTGGGGACAGCACGTTGTTGACTGGACGATGTACTGTGAGGTTTTCGAGCGGTACCTCGACAATGGGACCAGCGAGGTGAGCCTGGAAGCGACCCGGCAGGACGTGGTAGACACCTTTTTCTCCCATCCCACGCTGAACGGCGTGTCGGGGGTGACGCGGGTCCTGCCCGAGCGCGGGGAGCCGCCGCAGTACGTGTACGACGAGAGCGGCGGCGGCCCACACTTTGTGATGCAGCGCATCGAGGTCCACGTTATCGAGCGGGTGTGCGCGGATGGCGCCGGCGAATTCGCATGACAGGGCGCGCAGGGAGCGGAAAACGTGGGACTGGCGACGATTTCGCGCGGCGCCCGGCTCAGAGGCGATCCTGGAGCAATTTTTTGTTCGAGTAGGCGGGACGAGGAGGCACGATGGCCCTGGAAGCGTTTAGAAAAGCGCAGATTTCAAACGTCGAGGACACGGTGGGCACCGCAGAGGCGGCGACCGAGGTCCTGCTGACGCACGGGTTGACCTGGCACGAGGACCTGCTGATCCACTATCCGCGCAACGATCGCGGCTCGCTGGCGCTGCACGAGGGCGACGACGAGGTGGTGCAGAAAATGGTCACGCTGACCATACCCAGCACCCTCACCGCGCGCCAGGCGGCGATCTATGCCGGGATGTGCATTAGAGGCAACGTGACTGCGACGCAGCCCGACGCGGTGAACCAGCCGCTGTCCTACCTGTGGTCGCACGAGCAGGGCTATACCACGGGCAACACGCCGGACATTACCAACGGGGTGAACACACACACCGTCGAGTACGGCGACGACACCCAGGCCTACGAGACCGAGGGCTGTTTCGGCGTCAACTGGGTGATCAGCGGGCGGCCGGGCGAGCCGATCGAGTCGGTGCTGACCCTGGTCGGCAGGCAGCGCGTCGACACCACGTTCACTGCCGCCCTGACCAAACCCACGGTGCAGCTGCTGCCGTTCGGCAAGACGGCGTTCTCGATCGACACCTCGTGGGCCAACCTGGGCAACACGGCCAAGACCGAGCTGCTCCGCGCGTTCACCTTTACCTTTGACACCGGCCTGCGATTTGTGGCTACGGCCAACGGCGAGCTGTACCCGACCAAAGTAGCGGAGGCGCGCAAGGCGCCCACGTTCTCGTTCACCTATTTCTGGGGCAGCGACGCCGACGCGGAGCGGACCAAATACGAGGCGCGGACCACGACCTTTGTGCGGCTCAAAATGCTCGGCTCGACCGAGCTGGACAGCGGCGAGAGCAACCCGCCCTATGTCGAGCTCGACGCCGCGATCCGCTACACCGACTGGCCCGAGTGGGGCGAGGACGAGGGCCTGTCTACCTTTGAGGTCCCGGCGACGGCGGTGTATGACGCCACCGGCGCCCACATGTGGACCCTGAACTGCTACAACCTGATGTCGGCGTTTCCGTAGGCCGTGCTTGCAGCGCGGCAAGGCGGGAGGACAGATGCACTTTGTAGATGTGGCGGCGACGCGCGAGATCCACGCCGAGTGGTGGCCCGAGGGCGAGACGGTCTCCCTCCGGCCCTTTACCTGGTTGGACGAGCAGCGGATCAGCGAGCGATCGACGACCGTGGACCGCAGTGACCCGGACAATGTGTTGGTGCAGGTCGACAACACGGCCTGGAACGAGGCGCGCCTCGACCTCGGGGTGGTGGACTGGACCGTCAGCGACGCGCAGGGAAACACGGTGCCCTGCACGGCGGCGAACAAGCGGCGGTTGGGCAGAAAAGACGCGCTGTTCATCCTCGGCGAGATCCAGGACCTGAACAAGGAGCGAACTGCCGACGAGCAGCGTTCCTTTTGAGATCGATCTGGAGACCATGCTGCGCGACGGCAAGATCCCGGCCCAGTGGGATACGCTGGCGCTGATGCGCTGGATGGGGTGGGACTGGCCCGCGCTGTGCGCGACACCGGCCTGGATGGTCCGCGAGTTGATCACCTGGATGAAGAAAAAGGCGGCGCTGGACCACGTGCGCGGCCTGCAGGCGGGCAAGGGAACGAGGGGTTGACGGCAAAGATGAAGTGTGATGTAAGGATGCTATCGCGTGGGGCTGTGCTAGCAGATGGACGGGAAAGAAACGCGGCTGTTAAAGCGATGCACCGTGTCGTTCTCTGGGTATTCGCAGGGCTGCACGGCAAAGGTGCCCGGGGGGTGCATCTTGCTGGCCTCCTGGAAGGCGACGAACTCGTCGTCATAGACGCCGATCACCTCATCATCCTTGAGCACCAGCACTTTGCCCTCGTACTGTTGGGCGAGTTCCTGCTGGTGCGCCTTGTAGAATCTGAACTGGGCAATCAGTGCCTCGTACATGGTCCCTCTCACACAGTAGCAGTGCCATGGCTGCCGACTGACTCCAGTATAGCACGTCCTATCACCATGTCAACACCCAATTCCCCCTTGACCCCACCCCCCGACTGTGATATACTGGTGAGTGAGTCGACAAACTCTTCACAATGGACCGGTTTTTTCGTGCCTGGACGCAATGCGTACGTATCGCATTGGGAACAGAGCCCGGTATCGGTGACCCAACTGGTCCAGAGTTTGGCGACTCCACCAGGTGCGAACACTGATACCGGGTTTTGTATGTCGCACGCTGAAAGGAGTCGACAAAATGTGTCACGCAGAGGTAGCAGAACTGTTGGAAGCGCTCGAGGACGCGAGCGCCAATGGAGACCCCGACCAGCTCGGGGCCAAGATCAGGCAGCGGGCAGTGGAACGGGCCGAGGCGGCACAACGGGCGATCGACAAACACCTGTGGGAGGTCTTGCCCAAGAAGCAAGTGCGCCTGGTGCGCATGTCCGACTCGCTGCTGTTGATGGGCGGCCTGGTCGGCGGGTGGATCGTGCCCGGCGAGAATTTCGACCTGGCCGGTGGCTGCCAGGACATTTTCGAGACCGTGGCCATCGCCGAGACGCTGCTCGGCGAAGCCATCTAGTACCACACAACCACAGAGCGAGCCGGGCGGGAGGCGTGTCTTCCTGCCCGGCTCCTCTGCATGATGGGAGAGCTGTATGGCCAAGGTAACGCTCGACATTGTGTTGGACAGCAAGGGCAACGTCCGCTCGATCCAGCAGGCGGGGACAGCGTTGGGAGGACTGGACAAGGACGCCAAGAAAACCACAGACTCGCTCGACAAGTTGAAAAAAGTGGCCGGACTGGTGGGCGGGGCGATGGCCGCGATCAAGGCGGCCCAGGTGGCGGTCGAGTTTGTCAAGCTGGGCGCGAAGGTCGAGGCGACAGAGCACCGCTTTCAGCAGTTTGCCGGCGGCGCGGACCAGGCGGCGGAATACCTGCAGGCCTTTCAGGACGCGACCTATAACACCGTGGACCGCATGGCCAGTATGCAAGGCGCGGCCAAATTGCTGCAGATGGGCCTGGTCGACAACGCTGATGAGATGGCCCGCGTGGCAGGGATAGCCACGCAATTAGGCGACCAGACGATGGCCGCCGGGGACCGCATCGCCGACTTTGCCGCCCTGCTGGCCAACCAGTCGATCCCCCGCCTGGACAATTTCGGGATCAGCTCGGGACGGGTTCGGACGCGCATCGACGAGCTGCTCAAGAGCGGCCAGGCGCTGGACCGCGAGCAGGCGTTCAAAATGGCGGTCATGGAAGAGGGGGCCAAGAGTATGGCCATCCTCGGCGACACCTCGGACTTGACCAGCAACCAGATCGCCGAACTGGAAGCGGCGTTCTCGGAGGCCAAAGTGGGCGCGGCGGAGTTCGCGGCCGAGATGCTCGAGGTCGGCGGCGCGGGCGATTGGCTGTCTATCCGGCTGCGGGGATTCCCTGAAACACTGCGGCAGGTTACGTATATGGCGATCGCGGCAGATGTGGCGATGGATAAGTTCAAATTCTCGCTGATGTCGTTTCAGAATCCGCTCGATGCGCTCGACGACGCCTGGGCGGCGTTCCAAAGTAGGCTGCTCGCCCTCACGCTCCCTGCCGACCATGTGTCTGAGATTCTGCGCTACCAGCACACGGTGATGGGCAACGTAGCCAGCCAGGCTCAAGAAGCCGCGGAGGGATTCAACCAACTGGCGGACGCAGAGACCACGTTTTCGGCCTCGAACGGGGTTGTGGACGGGATGGTACTCCGTGAGAAGTCGATCAGAGGGGTGGTCGATGCGACACTGGCCCTGAATCAGACCCTGATGGAAGCAGACCGGCAACAGATCGGTCAGGCGATGATCGGCAAACTGCGTGAAGCGTTCATGGCTCCAGACAGCAAGGTGTCGGAAGAAGCCTATCGACAGGCCGTGAACGAGATTCAGTTGACGTTTGGCCTGGCGGATGCGAAAAGCATTTTGCTGACCGACAGCATGATCGACCTGACCACGGCGTTTGTTGATGGCAGCCTCGGAGCTGGCGCGGTAGACGATCAGCTCAATTCTCTGGTGGGGCGGCTGTCCGAGGGCGAAGAGATGGCCATCGCCGGCGCGGAAGCGCTGGTCGTGTTTGAGGACGCGATGCGAGACACCAACGCTGAGGTATGGGAGGGTGTTGGCGCTGTGCAAAATCTCAACCAGGGGCTGGCCGAGATAGAGCGGGATATCACGATCCGTGTTCGCTACGAAATGACCAACGCCCCGTCGGACACCCCCGGCTACGCCAACGGGACCATGTACGCTCCGGGCGGGATGTCGCGGATCAACGAGGGCGGGCGCGGCGAGTTGGTCTCCCTGCCCCGGGGCTCGCGCGTGCACACCGCGCAGCAGAGCGCGCGGATCATGAACAACACATTCAACATCACCAATCATAACGGCTATCGCGGGATGCGCAACGACGTGTACGCCCTGCGCGCCCGAAACGGGAGGTAGGGAATGGGCTCATTTTGGCGCGTAATCGTCCCCGAGGCGGCGACGAATCACATCAAGAATCCCTCGTTTGAGGAAAACGTCAGCGACGGCTGGACGTTAGAGGATGCCGGTGCGGGCGCTGCCGTCGAACAGCGTCCCAGGGCATACGTGGGGGCGTACAGCGCCAAGCTCACCGCTGGCGATGCGGCCTGCCAGCTCAAGAGCAATGACATTACCCTCGCCGATGATGAAACGCTGTATCTGCAGGCGCAGGTGTGGACCGAGACGCCGAGCACCGGCAAAATCTTGATCTATGACGTGACCAACACCACAGTGCACGGCGAAGTGACCGCCTCCACTGTCGGCGCCTGGGAGCTGATGAAAACGTCGTGGAAAAATGAGACGGGCGGCAGTGTGACCGTCGTCGCGAAACTGAGGAACAGCGCCGGGGATAGCGCGAGCCGCGTCTGGTTCGATAGCGTCCAAGCGGAAATTGACGCCAGCTCGTATACGACCTACATCGACGGCAACCAGCCTGGTTGCGAGTGGCTGGGCGAGCCGCACAACTCGACCAGCCAGCGCAGCGGGCAGAGCCGGGCCGGGGGGCGTGTGTACGACCTCGAGGACTATCATTTCTTCCCCGAGGGCGCGTCGGGGATCGGCGCGCCTCCGGTCGAGCACGACATGCAGGAATATGCCCTTCTGCCCGGCGGCGAGGTGGCCGACTATAAATTGCATCCGCGCACATTCACCGTCCAGGGCTATATCGACGGGTCGAGCTACAGCGACCTGCTGGCCAACCGGCAGGCGTTGCTCTCGATCCTGTCCCCCTCGTCCCACCCCGGCAACCAGCCCGTCACCCTGCGGTTCTGTCACGCCGTGGACGAGGACCCGGTGCGCGAGATCCGAGCGCGGTACATCTCGGGCCTCGAGTACCGGCGCGGACCGGACGATGGGTTCCGCGAGAAAAACGTCGATATCCAGTTCGAGGCTGCCGACCCGCTGTGGACCGAGATCGGTCAGTCGGCCCAGGTGCTGGACACAAACGACTCGTATACGTTTCGCTACATCGCGGCGCGGTTGAGGTCGACCGGGCAGTGGTCGGCGCTGGGACTGGCCGCGCACACCACCGCGGCCGCCGTCTATGCGGCGGCGTTCAACCCGGTGGACGGCAAGTACTATATCGGCGGCGATTTCACCGGCTGGGGCGGCGTGGCCGGGCGCGACTATGTGGCGCGGTACGACCCCGAGGCCGGGGCCTGGGAGACGGTCGTCGGGGCCAGCGACGTGGGCGACGTGGTGCGTTGCATCGTCGTCGCTCCCAACGGCGACGTGTTTTTCGGCGGCGATTTTCTCAATGTCAACAGTGTGGCCGCCAATGACTACATTGTGCAATACGACCTCAGCGCCGACGACTGGCTGCCGCTGGGCACGCCCAGCAGCGCAGTCGTCGGCTCGCCGGGCGTGTGGGCTATGGCCCTGTGCGCGGGCGGACTGGTGGTGGGCGGCGATTTCGAGGACTGGGCGGGCACGGCCAATCGCAACTATGTCGCTCTGTGGAACGGGTCGGCGTGGTCCACCGTGGGGGCCGTGAGCGATGGCACGGGGCGCGTGGCTGCCATCGTCGTCGACAGCCAGGACAACTACTATCTGGCCGGGGCGTTCACCAACTGGGACGGCGACGGTGATGCCGACTACCTGGTCAAGTGGGACGGGACGGCTTGGGCGCCGCTCAGCACCAGCGACGTGTTCACCTCGGCAAACAATGGGCTGGTCATCGGCGACGACGACGTACTGTACGTCCTGGGGGGGTTCTCTAACCACGGCGACGCGAACGGCGACGGGATCGTGTCCTGGAACGGCACGGCCTACAGCTCTCTGGGCGAGGGCCTGGATGTAAGCGGGGGCAACGACGCCTTCACGGGGGTCATCGGGCCGGACGGCCTGCTGTACGTGGTGGGCGCGTTCCTCAAGGCGGACGGGATCACGTTGAGCCAGCGCGTGGCGGTGTGGAACGGGTCGAGCTGGAACCACCTCGACGTGGACCTGCCCGGCTCGCCCACAGTGAGCGCGGTCTGTGTCGGGCCGGTAGACGCGCAGGTCCCGACCAACTATGACCTGTGGCTGGGGTTTAATACCACCGGCGCGGGCACGGCGGCGGGCACGGCGACTGTGACCAACGATGGGACGGCGGACGCCTATCCGACCATCGTGGTCGAGCGCGTCGGGGGCACGTTGGCCAAGCTGACCAGCATCCGCAACGAGACCACCGGCAAGACGCTTCTGTTCAACTATGCGCTGTACGGAGACGAGGTGCTGACCATCGACCTGGCCTCCAAAGCCAAGAGCATTTCCTCCAACATCTGGGGACCACGGTGGAGCGCGGCGCGTCCGGCGTGCGATGTGGGCGAGTTTGCGCTGCAGCCCGGCGACAACCAGATCACGGCCTTTGTGGATACGGCGGGCAGTCCGACGATTACCGCCTACATGCTCTGGCGCGATACCTACCTGAGTGCAGACTGATGAGCTATGAATTTTGGCTGACTACGGACAGCGGTACGCGGATCGCGCTGCTGAACAACCTAATCTGGTTCGACGGCTACCGGGTCATCGACGGCGTCGGGTACAGTGAGCTGGCCCTGCCGCCGTCGTTCGACACCCGGCTGTGGGGCGTGGATCGCATGCTGCAGGTGTGGCGCGCGCCGAGGGGCGGGCGTCTGCGCCTATGGAATGTCTTTTTCCTGCGCAAACCGGAATGGCACACCGCGATCGGACGCAGGTTTCTCGCCGGCGGGGTCGCGGCCAAGGAGCTGCTCCGGCGACGGGTGATCCCGTTCGACGAATCGGACAGCAAGGCCGCCAAAACCGATCTGGCCGACGACATGATGAAAGAGATCGTCGACGAACAGATGGTCAGCGCCTCCACGGCGGCGCGCAACTGGTCCAACCTGACCGTGGCCGGGGATCTGGGAGCCGGTCCCAGCCTGACCAAGACGTTTGACGATCGCAACCTCTACCGCACGCTGGATGACATCGCTCTGGCCGCCAAGACGGCAGGCACCGAGGTGTGGTTCGACGTCGTGCCCTCCTCCGTGTCGGCCAGCGCGATCTCGTTCCAGTTCAGGACCTACACCGGCCAACCCGGCCGCGACTTGACCGAGACCGGGATCGTCTTTGACGAGGCGCGCGGCAACATGGTCGACGCCCGCCTCGAGTACGACTATTTGGGGACGATCAACCAGGTCTACGCCGTTGGCCAGGGCACCGAGGGCGACCGCGAGACCCAGGAGGTCAGCGACAGCGGGCGGATTGCCCTTAGCGCGTGGAATCGGCGCGAGGAATCGGTTTTCGCCCTGCGCGAAGAGACCGCCAACGGGGTGCGCGATGCCGGACGCGCGGCCCTGGTCGAGGGCGAGCCGGTGCGACGCTTTACCGCCCGTGCGGTCGATACGGCGGGGACGCGCTATGGGGCCGACTGGGAATGCGGCGACAAGGTGCGGGTGCGCTATCGCGATAAAGAATTTGACGCCATCGTCTCCACGGTGCACATCACGCTGCGGAACGGGCACGAGACCATCGACGCCCGGCTGGAATATCGCGCATGAGCGACATACTGTGGCAGCTGCAGCAACAGATCGACCGACTGGGGCGGCGGCTCGACGTCCTGGGTCGTGGGTTCCGCAACTACAAGGGCACCAAGGGTAGCGATTTCACCACCACCGACCTGCCCTACGAGGGCGATTACGGCTACCAGACCGCAGACAATGAAGTGCAAATGAATTGCGACGGGACGGTGCGGGCGATCTCGACGGCGGCATTGTAGGTCACCCCTAATTTCCCTCTTTGGAGCGTCACACGCTGGCCGGGCGTGTGACGCTCCCCTCGATTAGATCCGCCAGTTGTCCACCGGCGAGGCCCGTTTGTGCGCGCTGACCACGTCGTCACGGACGATGGCCAGGTAGCGGCGCACCATCTCCAGCGAAGTGTGGCCCAGCATTCGCTGCAGCGTATAGATGTCGCCGTCAAACCGCAGGTAGGTGATCGCAAACGTGTGGCGGAACCGGTGCGGGTAGACCCGTCCCTGCACCCCGGCCCGCTTCCCCAGCCGCCGGACCAGGTGCCGCAGCGAGTCGCGCTGCAGGCGGAACCCCTTCCCGGTCGTGAACAGCGGCGCCTTGGGATCGTCCCCGTCCTCCCTGGAGGCGAGGTATTTCCACACGCTCTTGCGCGCCGAGCGCCCGAGCTGCACGTGCCGCGAGCGGCTTTTGCGCCCGCTGTTGCGCGGATGGATCGTCACCTGGCCCGTTTTCACGTCCACGTCGCCGACGTTGAGATGCGTGCACTCACCTGCCCGCACGCCGGTGTCCAGTAGCAGTCGTAGGATCGCCTGGTCGCGCAGGCCGGTCGGCCGGCGCATCCTGTACCTGGCTTTCGCGCCGGTCGTCTCGGCGGTCATCGTCCACAGACAGGCGGTCATCATCGCCTGGCACTCGGCCTGGGTCAGCGGATCGACCACTTTTACGGCGAACTCTGGCGCGTGGATCGGGGCCAGCGCGTCTTCGATGCCCAGCTCAACCGTGGCCCAGGTGTAGAACGAGCGGAGTGTGATCCAGTAGTTGTGGAGCGTCTTTGGCGAGAGGCTGTGCTGGTTGCCGGTGATGCGGCGCGGGCGGTAGTATTTCCGCAGATAAACGAAAAACGCCCGCAGTGCTCCGGTTGTGACCTCGCCGACTTCCGGGTCGTCGAGATAGGCTGCGCAGATGTTCAGATGGTGTCTGTAGTCGCGCAGCGTGGTTTCCGCCCTGTTCTCGGCGGACTTGTGCATCAAAAACCCTTGTGCCGCTTTTGAGAGTTTCATACCTGACTGCCTCCGGTTCCGTGAAAGGAGCGAGTCCACGACAACCACAGTCCGCCAGGTATGACAAGAGACACCACTTGACGAGCTGTGGTGTCTCCAGGTAGCGGGGCTAGGATTCGAACCTAGGACCTCCGGGTTATGAGCCCGTGTACCCGCAGAGCTACCACGGCACGTCCGGTTCCGCGATCTTTCGTACCCGACGGACAGCAATGCTACAATACCCGACGAGCGGCGGTTATCCTCGCTCCACAATCGCCTGATTCATCGCATCCACCACCTTGCGCACATAGTCCTGGTCCTGTGAGGTCAGCGCGTGCGTCTCCCCCGAGGCGCTGCCAACTGTGACCTGATACATCGTCTTGCTGGCTCTCCACGCCAGCAGGCCCAAACCCGCGCCAAGAGCGCCAATCACGAGAGCGCCCGCCCCAGAGTCCATCCCGCTGGAAATGAAGTCCATCAGACCCGCCAGGGCAAGGAGTGCTCCGAGGACAATGAACACGCCGGCCAAGAGTCGCTTGGGCGGTTTCTCCGTCGCACTGACCGAAGTGATATTCGCCATCGCATACGTCTTCCCCCCGATCACCGCCCGCGCGTTCGTGATAGTCACCTTGCCGTCGTTATAGTACGTCGTTTCTTGGGACACGTCTCATCCTCCTCGACCATCTGATCCCTGGCCGCATCCCCCGCAGCCGCCCTACTTCCACGCCGCCTCACCTATCTCACGCGCCCACGGCAGGCCAGGACTACTTGAGGTCTCTCTGGATTGCACGCTGGGCCTCTTTATAGTCTCCCGCCGCCATACCCAACAGGATGGAAATGTTCTCCTCAAACGGCAGGTACTCTTTGCCTGCATACTGCTTTACGAAGTAGTCATCCTTGCGCTTCTTGACCAGTAGCTTTGCCCCTCCATAGTCCATCATAGGTGCAAACTGGTTGGTGTTGGGAGCGGTGGGTTCGTCTTTCTTGCCAATCTTCATGGCCCAAAGGTCAAGCGCCAACTCCCAACCGAGGAATGCTTGGTCTAGTTCCCGCCAGGGACGCACCAGGTCGGACGATGCGGGCCAGTCAGACTTGATGATCTTGTACTGAGTCTTGGCCTCAAGGACCAGCTCTTTGCACCGAGAGTAGGTAACACCCTGCCCGGTAGCCACCACAATCTGTTCGCCCGCCGTCAGAAACTCGACCATCTGCCGCCGAAAGTCTGCCGAGATCGCGTGCACGGTCGGTGAGGGATACGGCGTATACGTCGGATAGGCCGTGTAAGTGGGCATTGGGGTCGGTGGCGGTGCCGTGACTTCTACGATGACCGTCTTGGGTGTACATCCAACCAGCACGGCCAATACCAGTAACACACCCCATGTCCGTCTCATAGTCCAGCCCTCCTTGGCTAATCGATCCCGCGCCGCCTCCCCCTCAGAACTTACAGAAACGCGTTACACGCCGAAACGATCATCGCCAGGATGATCAGCGCCCCGATCAGTTGCGCCACCGTATTGATGGCCCGGACCCACTTTGCGATGTCGGTCAGCGCCTTGGTGTGCTCATCCAGCGATTTCGTCTGTGCCTCTGCGTTGCGCAACAGTGCGTCGAGCTGCGCGTTGGTGTCCAGGTTGACTGGTTTCTGTTCGGTCATCTCTGATTCTCCTTTCAGCGCGAAACTACTATCTCCCAATCCCCATCGGCATTTACCTCAACGCTCCGAGCCTTGGGCTCCCACTTTACAGTCCCCTTGTACTGGCCTATCTCGTTGACTAGACTCGACAATCTGTTATTGTTCCCATCGTACGGAACAACGATGAAATTGGCCTTGCCAGAATGGGTCAATCGAGCCTTTGTGTAGCGGCTCAAGTCCCCACACTCAATGATGTCATCTCCCGTACCTCGAAACGTCCTTGGGATTACCATTGGGGTGGCAGTAGGTGTACCTCCCGTCGCACCACCACAAGCCAGAGTAGCCAACACAAATACCATCAACACCACAGCCAGTGTCCGCTTCAGCATCTAGCCCTCCTTGGCTTTTTGCCTCGATCGTGGCCCAATCTTACCAGTAAACTTGACAAACACCACAGACGAGCGTATCATGTAGAAACATGTTCTAGTCACAACGCAAGGAGTTGACAGTGCTGGGCACTATCGGTTCTGTGATCGCCGCCAGTCCGCTGCTGTGTACGCTGCTCACCTACCTGGCAAGATTCGGCCTCGTCCGTCGCCTTATTTTTGCTGCTTTTCCTGTTCAATACGAAAGGCGGCGTAAGTCAGCAAATCACTGCGCCCCTCCGGGCTGAGTGCTTCGTAGGTCTCTCTCAGTTCCCTAAACGTTACATCAGTATTTTGCCCCGGTAGTTTGGGCAGGCGGCCTGCTATCCGCATCACGTCGACCAACTCCATTTGCAGGCCATCGGCCACGGAACCTAATACTAGATCGGATGGGAACCTGCGCTCACTGCGAGAGTTACCAATGCGCCCCCTGGGGCAGGCTGCGATCCGCTCCACAGCTTGAACCGATAGTTCTCCTCGCTCAGTGTCGAACCACTCCCAAAACATTATGGCATCTTCTAGTGACATATCATCATTCTACACCAGAATGCCTCACTCTGACGTGTGAGTTTCACACGAACTCTTGACAAACGCAAGCGAATGTGAGATAATGTCACTGTCAAGTGAGGACCTGTCATCAGTGGAGGTGGAATGGGATCAAAGAGTGAGGTCATCTATATCCGAGTTGGCAAGGAGCGCCGCGAGAGACTCGAGCGGCTTGCGTTCACCGACAGTCGTTCGCTGTCCAGCATGTGCGCAGTCCTGATCGCTGAGGCCCTTGAGGCCCGATCCGTCACACGGTCGGCAGCGACCGGCGATTAACCCGATGTCATCCTTCTACGCGATCTGCCCCAGCTGCAATCGGCCCTCACAGATGGTCTTCACCGGTGAGCAAGAAGGCTTTGAGGACCTGCCCTCCGTCTCCCTCTACAACTGCCAGGCCTGCGGCTCGACCGTCAGCCTGCGCAGCATCCAGCGCCTGCAGCATCAGCCCCACATCGCCCCATTGGCAAAAGGAGCCCGACTGTGACCGATACCCCTACCCTCTGGCCCAACGCCCACTGCGCAAGCAGCCCCTGGGGCTGCGACAACGACTCTGGCCACATCAGCGCCCGGCCCAACTACTGCCAGCACTGCGGCCAACCCGACATCTATCCCATCCTCGTCACACCGGCAACGCACATCCACCTCTGCCCGCGCTGCATCCAGCAACTCGTGCGTGGTCAGCTCTCTCTCCACAGCAAAACGGCCCTGCAATCCGCACGCGACTGCATGGCCATGCTCATCTCCGGTGGCCCCCGGGGCCCCTGGCCCCACTATCAGACCTCCCTCGTCTGGGAACAGCCCCAGACGGGAGCGGCCTGACAACCGCTCCACTCCTTTCTCCATAGGCGGGGTCGGTAGGTCAGGCCGTCCCCGCCACGAACACACCACCCGCGGGAGGAACGATGATACAAACCTTGGTAGAACTAGCCCGAACGCTGCGTGCCTGGTGCCACCGCGAGGGAGACCTCATCGGCCTCCTGCGATCGAGGTACCAGGTCAGCAGCGGTCAGGTCCTCATCGAATAGAAACAGTCCGGCGAGCAGATCTAGTGGATCCGCTCGCCGGACTACCTTTTCTGCAGGAGGTGCATAGACCACAACGCCCACAAACCCATAGTGGTGTCTCCCACCAACGCAACTACATCAGACGAGCAACGCAACAAAGGAACCCGAACCATGGCCCGACAACTGACCCAACTAGACCAACTCTGTTTCCAATGCACCCTCGACGAATGCGACGAAAATAGCCCCCTCTGCCCGAGGCGGCAAGCGCGTGAGGCCGAACGGGCCCAGCAGCAAGACCATCACCGCCACTGGAAACAGCAGTACCGAGCACAACAACGAACCGCATCGCCATCATAATCCAATACTACCACACCCCAATCCGCCTGTGATCACTTGGAGGCTTCTCAATGGACCAATCGAGCAAAGACGAACTCATCACCGCCTCAGTCCTCGGCGGACTCAGCCAGGCCGTCGCCCACTGGTTCCCCTGGAACCGCGCCATCGGCAAGGAGCTGCAACCTCCCTGGACCTACATCATTGGCCTCACCCAGATCCTTGGCATCTATGCCACCTGGGCCACGCGCCGCCGGCGCATCACCGGCCGCGACGCCGTCACCGGCCTGCTCGCCATCACCGCCGGCAGCGGCCTCTCCGTAGTCCTCGGCTACATCGTCGACTGGTGTTTCGGCAAGCGACTCGAGGAGCAAGTGCGGCAATGGGGACAGACCAAGCGATCGCCGTAGTCGAAACCGAGCAGGCTGCCATCGCCCAAGCGCAAGGCGCGCTTGACGACCTCCAGCGCATCGCCATCATCCTCTGCTACAAACGCTGGTCAGTCGAGATCGCCGAACGCTACCAAGAGAACCTCCAGATCCTGGACACTGGCCTCAGCGCAGCACGCCGCTCCGTCGTCGCCGTCCGCAGTGTCGTCGCGGGCGCGCGTAAAAAGAAGTAGCCGATAAAGGAGACCTTCCGAATGTTCCGATCTACGGTGGCCGGGCCTAGTCCGTGCTCACCTGCCCCACCCGCTGGGGTCCGATGCGCCGTTCTCCTGGCCGCTGTGCATCTCGTGTATCATCGCGTGCTATGTCCCATCGTGTACGTGTGAGTTGATACGCGCCGGGCCTATGTCCTATATTCTAGGTTATCGGACATAGAGATCCATGGGGGACCCACCCCCATCAAAATTCCGAACTTCTATCTGGGCGCCGGGTGCGCGCCTGGTAATTGCAGCAACGGGAAAACCGAGGTAGTTATGGCCGACGTCGAGGAACTCAAGGGGCGGGTAGACCTGCGCACATTGTGCGAGCGCAGGTGGGGAATGCGGTTTTCATATGCTGGTCGCGGGCGCCTCAAGGCGCGTTGCCCGCTGCACAACGAAAAGACGCCCTCATTCATTCTGTACGAGGATGGCGGGTGGTTCTGCTTTGGCCAGTGCAACAAGGGGGGCGATGTGTTCGACCTCGTGGAGGCCAAGGAGCACCTGGATTTCCGAGATGCGCTACGGGTGGTGGCGGACGCGGCGGGGATCGAGCTGCAATCGTTCGACGAGGGCGACCGGCAGGCGTACCGGGAGCGGCGCGCGGCGGCGACGACGCTCCGGACGGCGATGGGGATCTTGGAGCGCCAGCTGTGGGGCAAGCCGGAGGCGTTGGGGTACTGTCATAGCCGTGGGTGGACGGATGAGACGATCAAGGCGGCTCATTTGGGGTACGCGGCGGGGCGCGAAACGTTGCGCCGGGCGCTTGCTGCTGCTGGGGTGGATCTGCGGGCGAAGGTTGCGCAGGCGCCGCTGGCGATTCCGGAGGGGATGCTGGTGTACCCGCATATCGAGCGGGGCCGGGTGACGTATTTGAGCGGGAGGCTCGCGAGCCGGGAGCGCAAGGGACACTACAACCCCCCCACTGAGGTGGCGGGGCCGAGGCAGGTGTATTGGAACTGGGTGTCGGGGCCAGAGGTGGTGGTGGTCGAGGGGCAGGCGGATGCGATCACGTTGGGGCAGTGGGGAATCCCAGCGGTGGCGATGGCGGGGTGCGGCCTGGCTGCTGCTGCTGAGCGCGGGGCGCTGGGCAGGCTGGCCAAGGCGACGGTGGTGACGGTGTGGCCTGACGCGGACGGCAGGACGGACGTGACGGGCCTGGGGAGCGCGTTGGGGCCGCTGCTGCGGGTGACTGCTGCTCCTCCGGGGGATGCGAAGGACGCGAACGATTGGCTGCAGGCAGGGGCGACGGCGGAAGAGGCTGAGGAGCTCTTGGACCAGGCGGAGCCGTGGGTGCTGCTGCTGGCCAGGGATGCGGGGCGGGCGCAGAATGGGAACCGGGAGAGCGAGCTGCGCCAGGTGTTTGCCGAGATCGCCAAGTTGGACGAGTTTTCGGTGGCGACGTATCGGCAACGGCTGTGCGAGGTGATGGGGTTGGGGGTCAGGCAGTTCAATGGGCTGCTCAAATCACTACGCGAAGAGGCAGCGAAGAGTCAGTCGGCGGCTGAGGGGTCGGTGCTGCCGGTGTCGATGGTGGGCGGGTACATCAATGATACCTTGTTCGAGTTGGTGTACGAGATGCCGGAGGACAGCCAGGGGGTGAACGGATACGCCGGCGGGAAAACGTGGTTTGCGGTGCGGACGCCGGAGGGGGAGATCACACGGATGGAGGCGATCGAGACGGACTATGGGGTGCGGTACGTACCGATTCTGCCCAGCAAGTTTCTGGCGGAGAGGATCGTCGAGTTTCCTTCGGCGATCGGCCCGGTCAAGTCGAGCCGAGAGTTGGTGACGTTGATCCGGCAGACGATCCACAAGTACGTCGAGATTGATATGTTTTTCGAGACGCTGGCGGCATACTATGTGCTGTTTACGTGGCTGTATGACTGTTTCAATACGGTGCCCTACCTGCGGGCGCTGGGTGACTATGGGACGGGGAAGAGCCGGATGAAGGACGTGATCGGGGCGATGTGCTACCGGCCGATCAAGGCGAATGCAGGGGCAACGATCTCGCCGATTTTCAGGACGCTGGACCGATTCAGGGGGACGCTGCTGTTCGACGAAGGCGATTTCAGGTACAGCGACGAGAGCAATGATTTTGTAAAATTGTTCAACGTCGGATACCAGCGCCGACAGGGGGTGATTCTGCGCGCGGGGGCCAAGGAGACGGGATTCGATCCAGAGGTGTTTGTGGTGTACGGCCCCAAGATTTTGGCGACGCGGCGCGAATTCGAGGACAAGGCGTTGGAGAGCCGGTGTCTGACGAAACGGATGGAGGCGGGGTTGACCCGAGAGGACATTCCGCTGGAGATGCCAAACGCGTATTATGACGAAGAGGCGCCGGCGATCCGGAATATGTTGCTACGGTACAGGTTGACACATTGGAAACCAGCGATGGAGCCAGACGAGCGGGATCTGGACCGGTCGATCGAGCCGCGGTTGAACCAGGTGACGATGCCGTTAAAGGCGATCGTCGACGAGCCAGAGTTGAGGGAGGAGATCAACCGCTTCATCCAGGAATACAACCGGGAGCTGATCGCGGACCGGGGGCTGACGGCGGCGAGCAAGGCGCTGGAGGTGATCCTGGCGCTGGGCGAGGGGGGCGATCTGACGATGAAGGCGATCTGCGACCGGGTGAACGCGCTGATGGACTATGAGAATTATGGCGAGGAGGCGGATGAGGAGGACGAGGGCCGCCGGAACCGCAAGCGGATGACAGCGCGGGGGGTGGGGGCGATCTGTAAGAACAAGCTGGGCCTGCAGCGGAGGCGCGAGGCGAAGAGCCGGCGGTATTCGCTGGTGTGGGACGAACACCGGATCCGGGCGCTGCAGAAACGATTTGGGTTGGATGAGGAGCTGCTCACGCAGACGCGGTTGACGTTGGATGCGGCGTCGCTGGCTACGCCGGAACGGGAGGAGCCTCGTTTGCCGTTCCCGGATGATGAGGCCCCCCACCCGACCTCCCCGCCTGAAGCTGGGGGAGGGAAAGAGCGGGAGGAGTTTTACTTTTGAGCGAGAGTGAGCGGTTGGAGGAGTATTTGGGGGCGCTGCGCTCGCAGGGGGTGCGGCTGACGGTGGAGGTGGTGGAGGGGGAGGAGCGGCTGAAGGCGAGCACGCCTCGGGGGGGGATGCGACAGCGGATGGTGGCGGCGATCCAGAGGCTGCGGGGGAAGATATTGGAGCACGGGTACTGGTGGCGGGATGAAGACGGCCAGGTGACGTGGTGGGGGCGGTGCGCAGAGTGCGGGCAGTTGGTGCAGGGCGCTGGCCAGGGGTTGGAGCCGCCAGAGGCAGGGACGGTGGTGTGTGGGTGGTGCTATGCTGCGAAACGTTCGAAACGTTCGTAACGTTGGCCGGGGACTAGGGGGGTAAAATAAATGTTTTTCGGGTTTTTGGAAATTACAAATATTTTTAGGGGGTTGGCTCCGGAGAACGTTACGAACGTTACGAACGTTACGATCTGGGATGGAGAGATGCCTCGAGGGACTCGGCGGACCTCGGCATGACGGTCTTTGGGGGTGGGGATTGCTTCGCTACGCTCGCAATGACGGTTTTGGGGTCGTTTGGTGGTCTTGGTACGTAACGTTGTAACGTTAAGAACATATATGTTGAGTTCAGCGGGATCGGGGATGCGATCGGGTGGAGGGGGGCGAGATTTGCGAAACGTTCGAAACGTGTCATGTAGTGACACGTTTCGCAAGAGGTGTCTTGCGTGTGTGACACGTTTCGCAAGAGGTGTCTTGCGTGTGTGACACGTTTCGCAAGAGGTGTCTTGCGTGTGTGACACGTTTCGCAAAGAGGACTTTGCGAGGAAAACAGGTGGTTGACACGTCTCGGAAAGGAGGTCCGGTGAGTGTTTGGGTGACGATCGCGGTGGGAATCGGGTGTCTGTTTGTGGGGATGATGCTGGGGGTGCTGATGATGTGCATCCTGAATGTGTCACGGGGGTGAGGGTGCGGCATTCGTCGTCGGGGCATCGGGGGTACTGGGTGCCAGGGACGGCATGGGAGCTGCGGGAGGCGCTGCGCAAGGCGGGGGTGCGGCGGATCAGCGGGCGGCCGCTGGGACGAGTGCGGAAGAGGCAGTTGGTGGCGGTGTGGTGCGCGATGATGGAGCGGCGGGAAGAAAGAGGAAAGGACCTAGCATGACAAACTACCTGCACGGTATGACGGGCGCGGGCGGGGCACACCTGATGGGTGACAAGCCCGGGTGGCTTCTTCTGATCAATGAGATTGGACGGGACCCGGCCAATATACACGGCGTCGACTTTAGGCCCTACGCGGATCGTGGGTTCTGGGTGATCAGCAGGCTGCAGAACGGCTGGGGCAGCGCAGGGACGATCCCGCTACCGGCCTACTATGCCGACTATGTGAAGCGAGCGATCAATTTTGTCCAGGCCAGCCCCGGTTGTCACGTATGGCAATGGGGCAACGAGTTGAACCATCCACAGGAGCGTGCAGAGTTCAAGCCGATCTACCCATCGGAGTACGCCCGGCTGTACTGCGAGATGTGGAGGCGATTGCACGACCTGCCTGGCCACGAAGAAGATCAGTTGATCACAGCACCCATTGCGCCTTGGAACAACCAGACCGCCTATCCCGCGAACCCGTCTGGTGACTGGATCGTCTATTTCCAGGACGTTCTGTCTCACATCACGGACGAGATCGGGACCAAAGAGGGCGAGACGGTAGATGCCATTGGCCTCCACGCCTACACGCACGGCGTAAGTCCAGCGCTGATCACGAGCGAGCAGCGGATGGATCCCCCGTTCCAGGAGCGGAGGTTCCAGTTCCGCACCTACCAGGACTTTATGCTGGCCATCCCCGAGGCGTTGCGTCGGGTGCCGGTTCACATCCTAGAGATCGACCAGGATGAGCCCTGGTGGGACGGGCAGAACGGATGGTCACCAGCTGCCATCACGGAGATCGGCAAGGGCTGGAATCAGACACCCGGCAACCAGCAGATCGTCTCGCTGGTATGGTTTCGGTGGGAGGGGGACAGGTGGCACATTGCCAACAAGCCCCGGCTCCAGGACGACATCCGCGCTGCTTTTGCTCTCGGTTACACGTGGGGGCAGGGGCCGCCAGTACCGTCGCCAAGCGTAACGTACCGCTGTCCTGGCTGTGGGCGAGAGATGGTGGTGCGAGTCAAGGAGGCAGGGTGATGGATGTGGGGCGGTTGAGGCGGGTGGTGGAGCGGAATCGGCGGGTGGGTTGGGTGGCTGTGGTGATGACGACGGATGAGTTGGCGGGGTTGTTGGAGGTGATCGATGGGAAGGGAAAGGCAGGAGGCGGCGGAGCTGCGGGGGTTGCGGGAGTTGGTTCGGGAGCAGTTGCGGCAGTTGAACAAGGTACGGGGGTTGGCGAGGAGGGCGCGGTTGGCGTTGTGTGACCATGATTTGGAGATGGTGCGCAACTTCCTGAGTCAGATCGCGGATGTTAGGTCGGGGGGGAGAGATTCCTCGAGGGACTCGGAATGACGGGCTTTGGGGCTCGGAATGACGGGCTTTGGGGCTCGGAATGACATGCTTTGGGACTCGGAATGACGGGTTGGGATAGGTTGGACTAGGCCGAGAGGCGGGGAGGTTTGTGGTGGAGTTGACGACGTACAAGGTTCGGGTGACGTTTATTACGCCGGTGTTGGGGAGCCAGCCGACGCGGGATATTGCGGCGCAGTATTTGGCAAAGAAACACGGGTTCGAGCTGGCGGAGGACGAGGTGGAGAGCCTGCCGGACGCGCTGGATGCAAAGACGACGGCGTTTCATCGGGTTCCGACGCCGTCGGGGTGGACAGAGTACGACGAGGACGGGCGGGTGCCGGGGTTGTTCAATTACCAGGTGAAGGGGTTTCTGAAACACGCGGGGAAGGTGTTGAACGCGCAGCTCAAGAGCGGGGGGAAGCCGCTGCGGGCGTTGAGGAGCAAGGTGGGGAATCTGGTGTTTGTGGACCCGAGGCAGATCCCGCTGCATGTGCCGGCGGACGGGGAGCTGGACGTGATGGAGCGGCCTCTGCGGGCGCAGACGGCGCGGGGGGAGCGGGTGGCGATCGCGAGGAGCGAGGTGCTGCCAGAGGGGACGTGGTTTGAGGCGGGGCTGTCGGTGTGGCCGGGGCAGATCACGCAGGAGGTGTTGGAGGCGCTACTGGATTATGGGATGTACCAGGGCATCGGGCAGTGGCGGTCGGGGGGGTGGGGGCAGTTTCGGTACGAGCTGAGCCTGGAAGACGTGTAGCGACCGGCATGGTGAAGTCGCGTTCAGTAGGGTGGCGCGGGGGCGCTGTTTGGTTCGGAAGGGTAAGGGCTGCGTATTGTTGAGTCACGTGAGAGTATCGCGTTGTTTGGCGGCGCGGGGGGCTGTGTATTGTTGAGTCGCGTGAGCGTGTTGTGTTGCAACGTGCTGTATGGCGCGGGCGAGGAGGGGTGAGGTGATGCGTTGTTTGGCGGCGGCAGAGGGGCGTTTGGCGTTGAGGCGATCCGTGGAGGTGTGGGATGGAGCGACGGTGCAGCAGGTGCGGGGGGCGGGCGCGGTATTTGGTGGGCCTGCAGGTGGATGTGTTGGACCTGGAGACGGTGCGGGACCGAAAAAAGATGATCTCGGTGGCGCTGTGCGAGGAGTGCGAGGGGCTGAGCCGGGAGTTTTTGAGGCGGGACGCGGGGCAGCGTCGACGGGTGGCTGACGCGCTGTGCCAGGAGGTGAAGCGGGGGTTTCCGTTGCAAAGCCGGGAGCACGGGCGGGCTGCGGCCAGTTCCCCCCACCCAGCCTCCCCCAGTCCCGGGCGGCCAGGGGCCAGCAGCCTGGGGGAAGGGAAGAGCCGTGGCAGATTGGGGGGAGAGTAGAGTTGTGCGTTGTTCGGCGAGAGTTGTGCGGAGCAGAGAGCAGTGACGCAGAGGTCAAGCAAGGCACAGTGCGGAATCGTAGGGGTGTCGTCGTGAACGGTATGGTCACGCGAGGGCAGGAGGAGGTAGGGTGATTTATCTGGTGGCGTTTGTGGGGTTTGCGCTGTGCGCGCTGTTGATGGCGTGGGGGATGAGGGGCCGAGGCGGGTGAAGTTGACTGTGGTGGTGCTGTTTGCGGCGGTGGAGGTGGACGATGGATTCGAGCAAGGGGCAGGTGGTGCGGCGGGTGCCGTGCGAGGTGTACTCGCGGATCGTGGGGTATCTGCGGCCGGTGCAGAATTGGAATAAGGGGAAGCGGCAGGAGTGGTTGGAGCGGAAGGTGTATCGGGCGGAGGTATAGAACTGTGTTGTCGTGTTAGGGTGTCGTGAAGTGCCGAATTGTGGGGTGAGGGCAAGGTGGCGCATCGAAACGTACGGCGGGGGTATGGTAGAGTCAGGTGGCGTATCGTAGGGCGCGGTGGGGGTCTAGTAGAGTTCTGTGCAGCCGGGTTGGGTGGCGGCGGGAAAGATTCCTCGATGGACTCGGAATGACGGTCGGAGAGGAATGATGGGTTGGGAGGTGCGGGATGCGGGATGGGCGGGGGCGGGTGGTTACGGTCAGGGATGGACAGTTCAGGCGGACAAAGCGGACGCCGCACGAGGCGGGGCGGGCGGCGCGGACGGTGGGGACGACGTTTCCGGCGCCAGAGTGGCGGGATGCGGTGCTGGCGCTGGCGCAGCGGTGGGGGTGCAGGCCGGGGGACGTGATGGTGTACGCGGTGAGCCTGCTGATGGCGGGGGTGGAGAGCGGGGAGGTGGAGCGGCCTGCGGGTGAGGTGACGTGGTGGATGCGGACGGGCGAGGGGTTTCGGCTGCCTTGGGAGCCGTGATGAGGTCGGGGGTTTGGCGGGTTGGGGCGCAGCGGGGCTCCTGGCGGGGGTTGTGGGGCGGACGGTGG